CGTACCTGCAACAACGGAATATATTCATCCTTGCAAAAAAATATACAGTTAACCTGGAAATATTGGAGTGTATGCCGCATGGAGCCCGTATGTCGAACTGTATATGATAGTGTATCCGTTGTTTTTAGAATCCAGTTACGGTATTGAAATCTATACTAGTTCTGAAAAAACATCTGAACGACTATCAGAATTTAATATACATTTACCTGTTAACACAATTTGGATTTAAGTCCAAGTTAACAAAAACATAGTCATATCTTTTTTTCTTTGAAATAATATAGTTAAATCATTAATATCTAATTCTGCTCTGAACTCAGCTATCCAACACTCTTTTAGTGTTTTCAATTTTAACTCTTCGTTAATATCTTTAAATTGATGGGCATATTTGGTTAAGATATGATTGTTGGCCTTAACAAATGTGCTGTTAATTTTTAAATTTTCAACTACCGATATAGACAGATCAGAATTGGTGTACGGCATTATAATTCCATAGTTGTTCTTTTTTCTCTATATCACTATTGTAATCCAGGACTTCTAAATCAATATTTTCATTTTTAATTGGAATAAGTTGACATAATGGTGTTCCCGCTTTAATTATAATCTCGCCGGGACGTTTATGTATAGAAATTATAGGATTAATTTCGTAAAAATCTCCACTTTCTAATAATCCGTGAGTACAAGTAAACTCGGGTTCGTCTGGATATGGTATAGGCATGATCATTAAAGACCAACCTTTAGGAATAGACACTACCCAAGGTGTAGATATTTTAAGTAAAGTTTGCAAACTGCTTTCAGGAAGTGGAATAGACACCTGCGGAACATCTCCAGAAAACCACTTGATTAAATCTTTATTAAAATTTCTATTTTTTACGTATTCAAGCAACCCTTGCGGAACAGCATACTGAAATTCAACAGGGTTGTGTGTAGTTAAAATTGAAATATCAAACCAAGAAGTTAATATGTATCCTTTATTACAAATATCTTTAATGCCAGGACACTTTATAGTGCCGGTTGTACGCATCAAAGGTGGCGTATTTTTTACTAAATCTTTGTATGCATGTGCAGACTTTTTAGCCCATACTGGATGAAAATTCTTTGCAGGAATTATAGGATATGTTTCTTTTATCTCAGGAAGACCGCAATAAAATTTTATTGATTTTTTAAAATTAAACATGTCTGTTACTGATTTAAGTTTAACTTCATGGTATAACCAGATGCTTTTGTCAATGCATAATTAAAACTTAATGAAATTCTATACTTTCCTGCACCTATTTTACAAATTTCAGTCCCGTGCTCTAACCAACTAGGAAATAATATCATCATTCCTGTTTCTGGTTTAATACCTCGAGACCTTGTTGATAGTCCGTGTGATTTGTTATAATTGGCATGTTGCATTTGTTTAGCAGGTCTTGGATCTACAAAAAATATTGCGCCAGGGTCCTTAACATCAGTCACTGGAATGTCTAGATAGACAACACCAGAATAAAAACTATTTGGATGAACATGGGCATGATGCCTGCAACCGTCTAGCTGTATATTTGACCACATACATTGTAACAATAAATCGTTTGGATTTAATCCTAATTCTTCTGTAAAAAATTCTCTTACTTCATTATCAATCAATGTAACTAACTCTTTAAACTCCGGAACTAAATGCAAATCATCAGGAGTTGGAGTAATACCATACTCTGTCATGGCCTCAATATTTTCAGGCGTAATAGTTCCAAATATCAAATTGGCATATTTTTTAAAATCAAACTCCGTTTTATCAAATAATATCACAGCAAGAGGTGTTGGAAAAAGTTGTTCTACATTTCGAAGCGGTGTCATTGGTCTAGTCCTGTTAATACATTAATTTATCATATTTGCATGGGTGCGGGAAATTTCTTAGATAATTAATGTATGAACGGACATTTACATCATCTTTTTCCAACACTACTTCATCGTATTATTGAAGTCCAACCTTCTAACGATTTATTTAAAGAAACAGCGTTGCAATTAAAGGAAACATTACCGCAATCTTCTGATTGGCGATGCGGCACATTTACTACTTTAAATCGTTACGATATGATAAACAATCCTTTATTCAAAAATTTTATAAATTATGTAACAGATCAAGTTTCTCAGTTTGCAGTAGAATTTGGATGCGAGCCAAACTCAGCTTCTATAACTGACAGTTGGATTAATGTTGCACAACCGGGTGATTATCAAGAATACCACATACATACAGGAAATCATTTTAGTGCAGTATATTATGTAACAGCTCCTAAAGATAGCGGTAACATTGTGTTTAGAAGTTTTGAAGCAGACACTGATATGTTTCCTCTTCCTGTTAAAATGATGAATTATACATCGTACAAGACTTTTAGTATTCCGCCAGAAGAAGGTACTTTATTAATTTTTAGATCAAATTTAAGACACATGGTAGAAACAAACATGAGCAAAGAATCTAGAATTAGTATTGCTATGAACTTTATAATAAAATGATACCAGACAATATTAGAGACTATGTAAAAGTTTATAACGACAGGATAGATTTACAAATGTGTAAGTCTATAGTTAATAGTTTAGAAAAATGCCCATGGAATGAACATCAATTTTACGATCCTGCAGCTGGCTATTATTCTAAGGAAAAAGAATTATCAATAACATTTGATGACATTCCAGAATCAATGGCGTTAAAACAAATAATTTGGCTAGCTCTTGATCAGTATGTTATGAAAGATTTTTCTGAATTTAACACATGGTTCAATGGCTGGGAAGGATTTACTCATCTAAGATTTAACAAATATGATGTTAATACTCAGATGGCCATTCATTGCGATCATATTAAAACTATGTTTGACGGCACCCGTAAAGGAATCCCAATTTTAAGCGTGATTATTGGACTTAACGATAATTATACAGGCGGGGATTTTATTATGTGGAACACTGAAAAAATAGAAATTAAGCCAGGTTCTATTATGATTTTTCCAAGTAATTTTATGTATCCGCATTATGTTACAGAAGTTACTAGCGGAGTACGATATTCCTGTGTATCTTGGGTTTGGTAAAGATAAATATACTATGTTAGAGGACAATAAAATGATTAAGATTTTTGCAGAAGATGCTAATAAGCAAATTCTTTTAGATTGGGAACAAACTAATTCACTACCGTTGCCAATTGTATCAACCGACGAGGCAACTGCATTGAACATTACTACGTTTCCATGCGTTGTAGAATATTCTGGAACAACTGTTACAAAAATTTATGCTGATTCATTAGACAGCATTATGTTACTTTCTCCAGAAACAATGAGTGAAATTGCGTCTAAATTAGATTAATTCAACAATATCAAATACAGTTTGTAATTTAGTACGAATTGTTTTGTTTGAGAAACTATTACGAAGCCCCTGATGTAGGGGCTTCGGCGCATAGTCAATAGTTGACCAAGCCCATGCACAATGCTCATCACTTAATACTGGAATAAATTCATCTTGTATTACGCACATGTAAGTGTGAAAATTAAATACTTTGTCGTTACTTACAAATGTCTCTAATGGGATTGTTTTTAAAATATCTGGAACAGTACCAATTTCTTCAGCTATTTCTCTTTGTAAACCTTGCCATGGATTTTCATTAGCTAAATTAGTGCCGCCAACAAGTCCCCAGGTGCCTGCATGTTTACCTTGAGACTTTTGTAGCATTAAAAATCTTCGTGTTGATTTAGCGTAGAATAATGCTCCGCTACAAACAATTTTATCTGTTAAAGATCTAGTCTCCATGCACCTGCCTTATATTCACCTTCAAACGATTTGGCCCAAAATACGCCATTCCATACATACTGTACTCCTGTATATATATTCGTTTGATAGAGCAGGGTGTCTGACTCTTGATTGCTATCAAATATTACATTCCAAGCTGTTCCGGTCCACTCGATAATATCATTAGCTCGAGCAACAAAGTCTGCACCGCCTGTAGATTTCCAAGCGTCTGGGCCATCGGAATTTATAGCATCTCCAATATCTTCAATAATTAAAAATCTATCACCGGCATTAACATCTTGCATACCGTGTCCTGGATATACTTTTTGTGGATCAATAATAGCGTCAAATGTACCAGGACTATTAGAACGATAACTTGCATCAGCATCGTATCCTGGATCAGTATCTAAATTACCACTACTGTCTATGCCTGTGTTGGTATTAAGTGTGTCACTATCCCAAGAAACTGTTAAAATTGTTGGATCAAGAGGACTAATAGCAACAGTTCCTACAACTTCCGTGCCGTTAGGTTGAATAAGATATAAACTACTAGATCCTGCTGTGTATTTTCCTGGATATTGGTCAAAGACTGCTTGCCATTCTATTGGAGTTCCTTGACGTACTGGAATATCTAATGTAGGTTCACGTGGAATACTGCTTTCAGATTTTTGTAATAATATTGCTTGGTTGTTATACACCTGAATAGTATAGTCTGTAATAGTTACAACATCACGAGTAAGCATTTGACCCATAGTAACTTCAGCACCAGCAAGCGGTTGACCTAGACCTTCTATGTAAGTATTCTTATCTATAGTTGCACCGTCATAAAGACTAGTAATAATTTTAGTAATAACACCAAGATGTTTAACTTTAACCGGAGGACTGATCCAAATTGGAGTATCAAAATTTAATGACGCAATGTCAATAGGACTGTCGTTGCCTACCGGAACCGTACGGCTTGACCAATTGACTTGTCCTAAATTTAAAATAGTAAGACTAGTCCAGTCAATATAGTTGTCTGTTGTTTGCAATTCTAAACTTGGATTAAACAATACTAATATTTGCTCCATTAGTTGTAATTTTTGTTCAGTATTTGCAGTCCATATATCGCATTTTAAAGACAGCTTAAACGGTGTTGGCATTAAACGTTCTACAGTATAGTTACGACCTTGCCCAGTAGTATATACAGGGTTTGCAGGATCTGCGTTATTAATTTCTCTTTCACGTACATGAACTTTTCCAACATAGCTAGGATCACCTAGTCTATTTCTATCTAGTTCTAAGCCACTAATATAAACACTCATTCGTGGAACACTATTAATTTTGTTTTCACTGTTCTGACGAATAATACTAGCAACTTGTCTGTCAGCATCTCCGTACATAACTGGCACACGTACTAGCGTACCGTCTCCGTATCTCACTGTAAAGTTACTTAATACACGAATAGTTTGTGTAATATATCGTCTTATTTGTCCGTCATAAAAATGTTGCATTATAAATCTGCCTTTGGTCTAAGAGCTTTTGATAAACTTTGTCGTTGTGCTTCACGATTATTACATAAACTTAATTTCCAAGTACCTGCATACGGAATAGCCTGTTGTTCAGTATCAATTATTGGTAAACTAATTCTAATCTTCCCAGCTGGATTAGTGTTAATAATGCCAGTGTAGTCAGCAATGGTAAATGCAATTTCTACAGTGTCTAGTTTTAGAACTAGATAAAGAGCTGTAGTTTGATAATCTATATTAGTGGTAAATTCAAATACATCTGCTTCGAGATTAATCCAATCAATAGCCACCGCTTCGTTATAGATATAAGTTGTGTTGTTAATAAATCCTGTAGTATGTGTTTGACGAGTATCGTTGTTAGTCATATTCATACGTACTGCATCTTCTACTTTAATCCAACGTGCTCCGTCAAAGCGGAATAGTCTGTTGGGCATAAAATCTGTACGTAAAAAGAAATCATCGGGTCCTGCTGTTTCTGGAAACTGAATACCGTGGCCAAAATCGTATCCGTTTTGCGGAAATCCATCGCCAACTAAAAATCCAGTATAGCCAGTTCTAACAGGTCGTTTATTAGACTCTAATGCAGTGATTGATGTTATACTTGCGTCAAGGGTTTCAGTATCAGAAGTATTAAGAGTAGTTTTACCTTGCTCATCTACAGCTAACGTATAAAACTGACGAGTTTCGTAACCGCTTTTTGGAGAGTCTGCTTCTGCTTGTAGTATTACAGCATCATTAATTTGTAGTTCAGCACCACGAGTACTTAAAATATCACGTAGTGTTTTATCAATAGGATTGCCGTTAGCATCAATTGCTGGTTTATCAAGTATGTCAGCAAATTGTTGAGCATCTGTAATCTTTTTAAGACGCAATCTGTACAAGTGTGGATACCACGTTGCACTAAATCCTTCACTAGCACGACCTACATCTTCGATTACATAGTAACGTGGCAGGCCAATTTCGTATTCGTTTAACGCAAAATTATCACGTAAATGCGGTAATTCTAACACGTCACCACTTAGGGGTTTACGACCAATGTAATTGACAAAGTCATTGATATGAACAGTCATATAAATTGTGTCATTGTCAATAAACAGACCAAATTGGCTTAGGTTAAAGTCAATGTTTTGTACATTGTAAATACCGCGAATTCTGTAAATTTCTTCACTGTATTTCCTATCTCTGTTTTCTAAAAATAACAAATCTTGAATATTTGTTTCTTTGACAGCATCGTATATAGGCTGATCTGCGGTACCTTCTGTGGCTATTTTAGGGCCTAGGTACTTGTGCAAGTACACATCCGTGCCGCCAACCTGAAACATCTCAGAAATTTGACGATCCATGAACTTGTAATCTTGCCCTCTTTCGGGTTTGTATAATGATAAACGTGGCATAATGATATTTATCGTAAGATAAATATACTAGGAGAACTTATAATGGCAGATATTTACCCAACAAATCCAGGCGAATCCGACAGCACATTAGAGCGTAATAAAGCATTTGATTACGTTAAAACAATGCTGGCTGATGGTATGGTTGAAGTGGAGCTTGATCCTAAACACTACGAAATAGCGTTAGATCGCGCAATTAATAAATTTCGCCAGCGCAGTAGCAATGCTGTAGAAGAAAGTTACATGTTTTTAGAACTACAACAAGATGTAAATGAATACAGATTGCCAAACGAAATTATTGAAGTTCAAAGTATTTTTAGACGTGCAGTAGGTTCACGCAGTGGTAACGGAGCAGGCGGAACATTATTTGAGCCATTCAACTTAGCATATACAAACAGCTACTTATTATCTGGTTCTATGATGGGCGGTCTAGCAACTTATGAATTGTTTGCAGGATACCAAAAATTAGTAGGACGTATGTTTGGCGCATACATTGAATTTAAATGGCGCCAAAGTAATCATATGCTAACAGTATTACAACGTCCGTTTGCACAAGGTGAACAAGTTCTATTAAGAACACACAACTATCGTCCTGATTTTATATTACTACAAGACATTTATGCCAAGCAATGGTTGTATGACTACACTCTTGCAGTATGTAAATTAATGTTAGGTGAAGCCCGCTCTAAATTTGGATCAATTGCAGGTCCAGGCGGATCCGGCATCCAACTTAACGGAGCTGCACTAAAAGCGGAAGGCGATAAAGAAGTTGAAAAACTTGAAAAAGAAATTTACGATTATGTTCCAGGTGGTACTCCACTAACATTTGTCATAGGATAAGACCATGCCAATCAAAATCACGCAACTTACAACGTTAGGAACAGTTGACGGAACAGTAGTAATTCCAGTAGTTGATATTGGCGGCGTAACTCCTATTAGTAAAAAGAGTACCATCAGCGATGTATCGGCATTTATTTTAGCAGGTAATGCGGCAACGGCAACAAAATTAGCAACAGCAAGAAATATTAACGGAGTTGCGTTTGATGGCTCGGCTGATATTACAATCACTTCTAGTCTAGCGGCCGCAACTACCAGCACACTTGGTGGTGTAATTGTTGGCAGTAATTTAACAGTAGCGGCTGGCGGAACAATCGCTGTTGATACCGCCACGATAGCAACAAAAACTTATGTAGACAACACAAGTACTGACAATGCTATATCATTCTCAGTAGCATTAGGATAAAATATGGCAAATCAATTTGTAAAAACACTAACGGTAGATGTTGGAACTAGTCCAACAACAGTTTATACGACTGGAGCAACTACTCGTTCAACTGTTATTGGCATTAACGTAGCTAATATTACTGACGGCCCAATAACAGTTGATATAGAATTTTATGACGACACAACTGAAAATACAGGTTACATTGTTAAAAACGTAGTTATTGCTCGAGGCACATCACTTGCAGCAATGGGCGGCGATCAAAAATTAGTATTAGAACCAAATGACCAAATTAAAGTAACATCAAGTGCGTCTACAAGTGCTGATGTTATTGTTAGCGCATTGGAGATCACATCATGAGTAGATTTATAGGCGCAACTGGCAACACTCCTCCAAGTTATTTTTATCGACTAACTAGAGATAGCACTGGATATCTAGTCTTTACTAAGGTAGACTTAAACGCCGACGGAACTGCTGTTGTTATCAATAACAATACAGTATCAACAGCGGAAGCAGAACAACAACAGTTTGACATTAGTAATGATACTGTGGTAATTAACATAGATGCTGGGCACGAAATAATTAATCTTGCAGCTGGGCACAGCCAGTACAAAATTAAACCTGAAGATTTGTTATATTTTATCAATGATAACGGTGACATGATTGTAAGAATAAACGGTAGTAGAGACTACCCAACAATAGTATAAATATAGGAACAAGGACCGAAAAATGGCAGATTTTAACCTAGGTAGACTCAAATTTAATTGGAAGGGCGAATGGGCAGGTACTACCGCCTACGTAAAAGATGATGTAGTTAGAAAAGATGCTAACTCTTACATCTGTTTGCTCGCACACACTTCCGGCACATGGTCTACTGACCTTGCGGCAACTAAATGGGAACTAATGATTCCTGGCACCACTGGTAGCGCAACTACTACTGACGGTGACATGGTGTACAACGATAGCGGCACTGATGTGCGATTGCCAATTGGTACTGCCGGTCAAGCTCTTATTGTTGACGATGTAGGACATCCAGCGTGGACTAATTTAGCCACAGCAGACAGCATTTACTATGTTAAAATTGACGGTAATGACACTAACAACGGTAGTAACTTAAACGAAGCATTTAGAACAATTCGTCATGCTTGTGATACTGTAACTGGCCCAGCAACAATTTATGTTAAAGGCGGTTTATACTATGAAGTATTACCTATTAAAGTTCCAGCTAACGTAACAATCGTTGGTGACGGACAGCGTACAACTGGAGTTGCTCCAGTTAATATTTCAAACAATTCTGCTACAATTACAGCCACAACAGGCGCACAAACAACTACAAAAATTGTTATCGACACAAGCGCAGATGTAGGTGGTCGTTGGCAAATTGGCGGAACTGTTACAATTAGCACAATTACTTCAGGTAGCGGTATTACTGGTAGTGTTACAATTACTAATATAGAGTATAATACTCCAGGTGCATTAGAAACAAGATTAACAGTTAGCTTTCAAAGTCAAACAGTTACCTTAACAAACTGTACAATTAGTGCGGACTATAGCGAAGGCACAATGTGGATGCTACGTGATGGCGCTACATTGAACAAAATGTATTTCCGCGGTATGGAAGGCTGGACTCCTAACTTAACATATCCAGAAGATGTAACACAGGCAACTACAAAAGCAGTATTCATAGGATTTGATCCCGATAGTCCAATTGTTAATAAGTCGCCATACGTTATTGAGTGTGCAGCTTTTTCTGACACAGGCGCTATTGGTGCGATTGTAGACGGCGACTTACATGCCACTGGTATTAAGTCTATGGTATTCCATGGATATACTGTTATTGCTAGTGATGGTATTGGTTACTGGGTTAAAGGTCAAGGTAAGTCTGAAATTGTAAGTTGCTTTACATATTACTGTTGGGTTGGCTATGTTGCAACCGGCGGTGGCAAAATTCGTGCGCTAAACGGCAATAACTCATACGGAACATACGGCGTTATATCAAGAGGATTTGACGCTGATGAAACTCCAGTACTAGGCGCATTACATGGTAATCAATTAACTTACAACGAATTAACACTAAACGGCGATTTCCTTACAGGCCAAACTATTGTTGGCAATATTAGTGGAGCAACTGGTACTATTAGAAACGTACAAGCCGCAGTTGGTAAATTATATTATCTTAACACTAACGGATCAACATTCCAAGCAGGTGAAAACATTGTATCCACTGGTGGATTAACAGTCAGTACAACATACAGCACACTTACCGGTACTAGTGTTACTGCAGCCGCAACTTATACGGCTGTGACGCAGAAATCATCTAGTGGTATCGGCCGGGGCGCAGTGTTTACAATTACCAAAGCTGGTTCTGGAACTAGTTATAGTGGTGCTACTACTGTTACTATGACTACAGCTGGCGCTGGTTATGCTGTTGGTGATACTATTACTATCGCTGGTAATTTACTAGGCGGTGTAAACACTACTAATGATTTTACATTCACTTTAGCTACTAGTGTTTCAGTAGTAGGCGCAAGTGTAACTCTTGCTTCAGGCGGAGTAGAAGGACAAAAAGGATTTGTTATTGTAGCAGACGGCTTTTCAGAATTACCTCGCCCAGGCGGTAGCGTGTCGCTAGACGGAGATACATTAAGTTATGTTATTCAAAGTGTTAGCGGATCATACACAAATAGTTCAAGTATTTTGACTATTGTTTTTGCTAACGAAAAACCAACAGCAAGTTCAGATAACACAGCAATAACTATTAGATATAATTATAGTAATAGTCGACTAACAGGCCATGACTTCTTAAGTATCGGTACTGGTGATAAAACTTCGACTAACTATCCAGGTGAGCCACTACAAGCGGCTAGCCAAGCAAACGAAGTTATTGAAAGTTATCCAGGTCGTGTATTCTATGTGTCAACTGACCAAGACGGTAACTTCCGTGTTGGTGACTATTTCCGTGTTGACCAAGCAACAGGCCGTGCTACACTTAACGCTAATGCGTTTGACTTATCTGGTTTGACCAGTTTACGATTAGGCTCAATTGGCGCACAGTTAGGAGAATTAGTTAGCGAATTTTCAAGCGATACAACCTTAAGCGGTGATAGTAATGAAGCAGTTCCAACAGAAGCGGCAGTACGTGGTTATTTTGCTAACATTGCTACTGATGTTGTTCCAGTAGATGATGATGTACAAACATTAGGAACAGCATTAAAACGTTGGAACCACTTGTATGTAGGCGATGGATCTGTTACTATTGGTAACGTTAAATTAAGTGAAGTAGGCGGCGCACTAGTTGTTAAAAATGCCACTACAGATGCTCCAGCTCCTGCGGCAGTTAGTACTATTTCAAACGGTAATAGTAGTGTAGCGGTGGCAAAT